AGAAAATTCTCCAAAACCCCGCGGTTTTGGGAGGATCGGGTGGTTGTGGGCTTGTCCCCGTAGACCGCTTTGAATGTCTGCCAGATTTCCTGAAGTTGATAGCGGTTACTGATTTCAATCCCGGCGTCATCCCGCGGGATGGGCACGGCATCGTTCTCAAAAAAATAGAGCGGCACTTCTGCCAGTCTCGCAACGGACATCAAGTTATCCCTGGATGGGCTGGTCTTGAATTTCGCGTCGCCCTCGGCTTCCCACTGGGCGATCGTGCTGCGTGAACGGTCAAGCGCTTGAGCGAATTTCTCCTGAGATAAGCCGGTCAGGGATCTCGCGTAACGCAATTTGCTCTGTAGTGAATCCTGCATAAGGTCCTCGTTTCGGTCACTTTGTAAGCGTACCTTACATGACTGTATACAGGATTGCAAGACACTTGTTTTTTTTGTACAACGCTCTTATGCTTTCCGAACTTCAACGAATGTGCAGATCGCTAAAAGCTTACCTCACCCCAAGATGTTTTCACAGCCTCCCACCCTAAAAGAGCTCCTGGAGCACCTTGGCGGCCCGACTTTGGTCGGAAAACGCTTGGGAGTAAGGCCCCAGGCCGTCAGTCAGTGGGTCAAAAGCGGTCGGGTGCCAGTGGAGCGGGTTCCGGGGCTGGTGCGGCTGGCCAAGGATCAGGGCAAGGCCTACGGGCCTGAACTTTTTCGCTCAGACCTCGACTGGTCAGCCCTGCGATAGGCGCCTCTCCATTCTTTGATTACCGGCACCAGCGGTTCTGGTGGACTTCTTTCATTGGGGATCGCAGATGTCGATTCAACGAGCCGAGTACTTCAAAGACCTAGTCTCCGATGCAGAGACCGCATCCCTGAAACCAGAAGTCGTGGCCGCATTGGTGGTCTCGGACTCCCTAAATGGGGTCCGTAAAGCGCTTCTCGATGTTAGCGAGAGTATTAGGGCGGCCCAAGCGGCGACTGATGCTCAGCGTCTGATCGAAACCAGCGCGCAGTAGCGGGGGGTTTATGACTCCCCAGCACCAACCACCGGCCATATTGCCGGTCCAGCCTCAGGGTATCCCTTTGGAATTGCAAAGCCGCGACCATTGGGTCTTGTGGCGCCTGGAGCCAAGGGAGAAAGCTAACGGCGAGGTTACCTGGACTAAAGTGCCCTACACGGAGGGAGGAACCAAGGCCGCATCGGATAACCCGAGGACCTGGACTACATATAGCCGTGCATTGGCCGCCTACGGAAAGGGCGGCTTTCATGGAATCGGTCTGATTCTTATCGATGGGTTAAACGGCATCGATGTCGATGACTGCAGAGACCCGGTCACTGGAGCTTTATCGGATTTCGCTATCGAGATTCTGGAGCGCGTGGAAGGCTACGCAGAGATATCGCCGACGGGCACAGGGATCAAAATCTTCACGAAGACCGATCTGAAGGGTAGTCGTACAAAAAAAGAGGTCGGGCTTGAGCTCTATGAAAATGGCCGCTACTTCACTATCACTGGCCACTCGGTAAACGGTCACGCAAATTTACCTGCCGCTGTCCAGCCTATCGGTTGGCTGCTCGATAAGGTCTGGGGCCAAGGTAGTGCAGGTCGATCGCTTTCGTTAACTCAAGCGCAAGGTGATTTCGCCCACTATAAACCCCCGCTTTCTGACTGGTCCCTAGACCGAGTGCGCGCCGAAATTGTTCCTTACATCGATACAGAGTGTCACTACGAAGATTGGTTTGGGGTGGCACTTTGCCTGCACCATCAATTCAACGGCGCCATTGAAGCCTTTGAATTGTGGGACGAGATCTTTCGTAATTCATCAAAGTACGGCGGCCGGGAATACGGCTGGAAAAAGTGGCAGTCCATAAAGCAAACCGCCCCAAAGGGCAAAAGCACGAAGACACTGGCATCGCTTATTGCGGTCGCCCGTGACACAAAAAATCAGGCCCAAAAACAAAAGCGCAATGACTTGGTGACTGGGCTAAAGACCGACATCGCCGCGGTTACTGATCCCTCGGATCTGCAAGACCGGCTTGCTCCGCGGGTTGCGAAGGCTGAGATCCTGACTGACATTGATCGAGAGATCCTTGGGGTTGCTATCCAGGCAAAAGCAAAAGAGCTTGGCGTGAAACTTCCGATTGCAACCGTGCGTGACTGGGTTAAGCCACCGGTGGTTCTGGGCAATCTCAGCATGCCGAAGTGGGCACATGACTGGATCTATGTCACTGATAGTGACAAGTTTTTCAATCTTGTAAGCAAACAGGATGTGACGCCGCGCGGGTTTCGTGCGATGTTCAATCGGCAGATGCCTCTTGATCAGGCGGGTAATCGTGAATGGGCCGACCAGTACGCACTTGAGCAATGGGGGATGCCAGTGGCGCATCACAAGGGCTATATGCCCAGCGCCGGTCCCGTTTTCGAGATGTTCGGTTTGCGGTGGGCCAATCTTTATCGCCCAGAGTCTGTACCCGAGATCCCAGCGCAATTCAGTGCGGACGATCTTGTGGCCATTGACCTTGTTAAAAAGCATCTCAAGGTCTACCTCTCTGATGACCGTGAGCGAGATCTTTTGCTGTCGTGGCTTGCGCACAATGTTCAGCACCCCGGTGTCAAGATTCGGTGGGCGCCGTATCTGCACGGGGTGCCAGGCGATGGGAAGACATTTTTTGCAGAGCTTGCTGCCGTGGCGATGGGCGGGCAAAACGTCCGCGTGGTCAACGGCTCGACACTTGAGTCAAACTTCACGGACTGGGCAGTTGGCACTGCCTTAACAGTCATCGAGGAGATGAAGCAGCACGGCCACAATCGCTTTGACATCATGAATCGGGTTAAGCCCGTGATCACAAACTCGGTCATTGAGGTCCACCCAAAGGGCAAGGCCTCATATACCGCGCCAAATCACACGAATTACATCATCACATCAAACTACCTTGATGGTGCCCCGGTTGATGAAGAAGACCGCAGGTACATGTTCTTGTCATCCAGTCTTACTGCCGCTAGGGCTCAGTATTTATCCGAGCAAGGCTACTTTGCCAATTTGTTTCAAGCGCTTCAGGACTGCCCTGGCGCAATTCGAAAGTGGTTGTTGGAGGCTTCACTGCATCCGGAGTTCGACCCCAACGGCCGCGCGCCCCACACGGAAATAAAGAACACGGTGATCGAAATGTCTAAGTCTGATCTAGAGCATGCCATTGAGGATCTCCTTGAGACCGGGGTTGAGGGGGTGACTGGCCAGGTGATCTCTTCCGCACACCTCTCACGGGCGCTCTCAGTTCGTGGGCACGATGGGCTATCCACGACCCGCCTTCATCACATGCTGACTCGTCTGCGCTTTCGCTATCTGGGTCGAAAAAAGTGGAAAGGGCAGGCCTGCCGCATCTGGATCAAAGAGGGGTTGCAAATGGATGAGGCGGGCGCACTGGCGGCCTTGAGTCAGGTGTCTGAGTTCGAGTTTTTAGGGTAGCCACGATGCCAACTTGTCACCTTTTTGGCCCAACTTGTCACCCAACTTGTCACCTTTTGAGGGGTAACTTGTCACCGATTTTGAAAGCGCGTCTTACATCGAGGGTGACGAGAGTCAACTTGTCACCCGACTTGTCACCGAACTTGTCACCGAGCAAGAGCCAATACTGGAGCGGGTTTCATGTGTGTCGGTGACAAGGTGACAAGTTTTTCACGATGCCTCACATGCGAGAAGGAGCAAATAGTGGCCTTTTTGGGCAAAAAATATTTCTTACCTACTGCAGCAACAGAAACACTCGTCACCTTGTCACCTTGTCACCCGAGGAGAGCTTTCGATGCTTGAGCGTGACTTGGAGAAGCAGCTGATTGCTAAAGCGAAGCTTGCCGGTGGGGTCGCCATTAAATGGACAGCCCCCTCGATGGCAGGAGTCCCCGATCGGATCGTGATACTCCCAGGGGGGAAGATCGTCTTTGTTGAGCTAAAGGCACCGGGCAAGAGACCAAGCCTTATCCAGCAACGAACAATTGAGATGCTTCGGGAGCTGGGGGCAAGTGTCTTTGTGATTGACTCAAGGGAGGGGCTCGATGAACTTTTCGCCTAGGCCATATCAGCAGCAGGCAATTCAACGGGTGTTGTCGAATCCGTATCAGTTATTAGCCCTGCGTATGGGTGCCGGTAAGACGGCCGTTATGTTGACGGCTATTGAGGAGCTTACCTACAACCGCTTTGACATCTCAAAGACCTTGGTTGTCGCACCTAAGCGTGTCGCAGAGCTCGTCTGGCATACCGAGGCCAAAAAGTGGCATCAGACGAAAGACTTAGTCCTAACTCGTATCCTCGGTAATCGGGCCGAGCGCGAGAAAGCATTGACTCAACCCGGGGACATTTTTGTGATTAACCGAGAGAACTTTCCTTGGCTAGTCGAGCACTTCGCGGCCGCGTGGCCGTTTGACTGCGTCGTGATCGATGAGAACCGGGGCTTTAAGAACCGCAGCAGCGAGTCTTGGCAGGCTCTAAAGCGGATTCGTCATTGTGTTTCCCGTCTTTACTTGCTGACAGGTACCCCCACACCGAATTCTCTTTTGGAGCTCTGGCCCCAGATAAGCATCCTTGATCACGGACATCGGTTAGGCCCCGGCATCACTAAGTTTCGTGAGAAATACTTTTTACCGGATAAACGCAGCGGACAGGTTGTCTATAGCTGGAAGCCCCGACCAGGCGCGCAGGAGGAGATCTACAGGCTCGTAGCTGATGTCATGCTCCACATCGATAGCGGGCTGACCCTCACGGGGCGTCTGGACAACACGATTGAGGTTGAGTTTGATCTCGATCGTTACGAGGAGCTAAAGCGTGAACTTGTCAGTGGTCAGGTTACGGCTGCAAACCCCGCGGTCTTGGCTGGAAAGTTGGGCCAAATGGCAAATGGCGCGGTGTACGACAACTCCGGGCAGATAGAGGAGATCCATACCGCCAAGCTGGCTGCCCTAGAGGAGATTCTCGAACAAGGAGAGCCGATTCTTTGCTTCACGGCCTATCGGCACGACCAGGTTCGAATACTGAAGCGCTTCTCGTCCTATCGAATCGAAGTCTTTAACGGTCAAGAAAGCTTAGATCGCTGGCAGTCTGGGGAAATAGACCTGATGCTGATGCATCCATCGGCCGGTGGCCACGGTGTAGATGGTCTGCAGCTGGGCGGACATGTGATTGTGTGGTTTGGGCTTCCCTTTAGCCTTGATCTTTATGAACAGGCCAACGCTCGGCTACACCGCAGTGGCCAACTACGCGATGTGACCGTCCATCACATCGTTGCCAGAGGGACGATTGATAAACACATTCTAGAGGTGCTTGCCTCTAAGGGCGATATGCAAAAAGCCTTGCTCGAGGCTATCCGGGACTTCAAGGAGGTGGTGGTGTGATTCGAGAATCAATTGATGCAGAGAGTGCGGAATACTTATTTTCAAGCGTAACGGACGCGGTCCGGTTTGCTCTGAGGCATTCATCGTTGACCTATCAAAGGCCATCCTGGCATCGAATGGCCAGTTCTCCATCTCAAAAGGGCGCACTTTTGGGTGGTTATGAGGGTGCCGCTCAGGCCGGAATGATACGGGCAGAGATTGCGGCAATCGGGCTTATTGGGGAGGCCATCTTAGTTGCCGACGTTGCACCGAGAGAACGTCCCTGTGATTGCAAGTCTCCTTGTTGCTCGGGAAGTGTCGCAAATCCTGAGTGGTCATCGGCCTTGAGTCTCATCTCAAATCATCTGCATGTCGAGCATCAGCTGTGTGGTCATTACTTGAATGTAAGGGTTGCTTTAGTTAAACGATTCTTCGGTGAAGATCTTGAGTTAAGCCACATTGCCAAACGTTGTGGCCTCAATCGAGATACGGTCGGAACCCATAACGCTAAAGTTGTGAAGGTGCTGAAAACATTGGTTCATCAAGCGTGGCTTGATATCGACACCCGATTGATGCGCACCGGATTAATCGAACCAGAAAAAGTTGCTTGACACTTCCGCACGACCTGCGGAAAATCATGATTAATTCAGTAGTGCTTGAAGTTCGTCCAAAGCTCGGTTCATGCAAATGACCCGGGCTTTTTTGTTTTGAATCGCTGAAACTTGCTGGAGCTAAGCTATCGCTTATCGCGCCAAATGCATATGCAACTACCCTGGCTGCGGGGTGCTGATAGAGGTTCCGGGATACTGCCCCCGACATGCGTTGAACCAGGCTAAAAGTAGACAGGCAGCGGAACGCCTTCGCTTGTCTTCTCGAAAGCGGGGATACAACAGCCGCTGGGAAAAGTTTCGAAAGACCTTTCTTCACAGCAATCCGCTCTGTGTCACTTGTGAAAGGCTTGGACTACTCACCCCCGCAACTGTAGTGGACCACGTGGTTGCGCATAAGGGAGACCCAAGACTCTTTTGGGCGTTGGACAACCTCCAACCTCTCTGCGCGTCGTGCCATAGCGCGAAGACGGCAAGCCATGATGGTGGCTATGGTAATCCGCTTGCTCCTGCTAAGAGGGGGTAGGGGCGTCAAATCTCTAGCGGCTCGTTGCACGGAACCGTGCGCGAAGCCAAATTTTTGCGTTGTCAAAATTCTGAAGGGGGGTCACGAGCCGTCCGACAGCCCACTCCATATGGAATATCCGATGAAACAAAACCCAGCCGATCAGATCGAGCAATGGCCGATCGACCGTTTGTCGCCTTACGCCAGAAACGCAAGAACCCACTCGGAAGAGCAAATTGATCAACTCGCGGCGAGCATAAAGAAATGGGGTTGGACGGTTCCGGTCTTGGTTGATAGCGAAGGGCAAATTATTGCCGGGCACGGACGAATACTTGCAGCGAAAAAACTTGGACTTGAAGATGTCCCGGTAGTTATCGCGCATGGCTGGACCGATGAGCAAAAGCGTATGTATGTTCTTGCGGACAACAAGCTGGAACTGCATGCTGGCTGGGACCAAGATCTG